AGCTTTATCTCACACAGTTTTTCGCCCCTGCGGTTCTTCAGTGATACCAGTGCTTCTTCCGCAAAGCCAAACTTCTTAGGTACAGGCACGTCTGCACCTACAAAGTCCTCTGCCATCTTATGGAACGCAGAGCCATACAGGATAGCCTCAGTCTGCTTGAACGGAAACTCCTTGAGTATCTTCTCATGGTAGAATTGTTTAGGACATTGCTCAAACGCTTTGATCCTACTGAAAGACCACGGGGCTACTTTATGTGTCATCGGAATAACTTACTCTCCCATTGACATACTTCGTTAATATGCGTGTGTTTTGTAGTAGGTTGAACCATACCAATTTTCTCAACCCAACCTAGCTTCCTCAGAGAGGTCATCATCGCACCCCAAACATTGTGGTGGTGTGGGTCGGCCATCCCTTGCGCCCTGCAAAACGCGCAAATCTTACCGCCTTCTACATAACGGTTTTTAGCTAGGTAGTTAGCGGCGTTATGGTAATATTCTTTTTTCCAATCGTCGTCCGCATTAACGTAGGCACGTTCTATCTCTGCGGCTATAAACTCATGTCGATCATCCATTATTCACATTCTCCATATGATTTGCCTGTGCCACTTTCACAGGTTATAGGTAATCCTTCGGCCCAATCGGGCGTCTGGCTCATGCACTCTTCCATGTACGCTTGTGCTTCATCTAGTTCTTCGTCGCGTACACAGGTAATTATTGAATCATGTACAGTTAACACAGCCTTGTACTTCTTAGCAAGGAGTATCATTTGGTGCCCTATGATACAACGTGCAACAGCTTGACACACGTTCTCGACAACTTTGCCGCCGTATATTCTGTTTGGTCCTTTGCGAGTTCGGTAAGTGTACTCGTAGCCACGTTCGGATTTCTCTGCGGCGAGGCCATGATAGAACATGGGTAGGCCAGAAGGTAACATGATGGCATTCTTGCGTGCGTCTACTTGCAAGACACCTTCTTTACCAAACTGTACGCTATCGCCACGGGCCATGTACTGCACCATGTTGTTGGCTTCACGCCATAGCTGACTGATAGCTCCGTTGGTACTGCGATATATGTCGATGATGCGCCGTGCTTCATCAAGCTCTATGTACACACCCATACCCTGCAACTGTAGCTGGAACTTAACCGCACCCATGCCGTAACCAGCACCGAGAATTGTAGTCTTACCCACGAACCTTTGGTCCTTGCTCACCCCGTCTGATGGCACGTTATATATACTAGACGCCATGTGCTTATACACATCGTCCCCTTTGGCAAACGCATTGGTGAGATCATCTTGACCTGCCAACCATGCTAACACACGTGCTTCGATCTGCGAACTGTCACAGTCGATCAGGGAATACCCTTCGGGAGCCACAATGCTACATTTTAATTTCTTACCGTTCGGCCCACGGCTAGGTAGGTTTTGCAGGTTGATCTTATCGTCCCCGCCCCACCGTCCAGTGTGTGCTGCATAATATCTTACAGGTACGGGTAGAAGACCACGAGCAGAGATGTCGATGAACCGCTGTGTACGTGTTTCTTCTAAGGTAGACTTTGTACCAAGGCGTGCCGCTACTAGAGATTGCACCTTGTCGTTCTCATGTTCGAGCAACGCCTTGAACCCTTCGTCTGACTTAGCAAACGCAAACGTCTCTTTGTCTGTAGTCGGGCTGATCTTCATCGGTGGTTCAACACCAAACCCCTTTAGCAACTCAGCGAACTTTGGGTTACTCATCAGCTCTTTCTTGTCCGTAACACCTGCATCTGTTAACAGCTTACTCTTACGCTCTTTGATGTCGTCGAGGTGTGAAGCTAACAGTGCATCGTCCAACTCTAGCGTAGGCTCAGTGTACATACGTAGGGTAAGGTCAATCAAACGTAGCTCCGACTTAGGGAACTTACGTGCCATAAGACTAAACAACTTATAGGTTAGGATTACATCGTTGATACAGTAGTCACCGTACGCGCTTAGTTCTTCGGGTCCAAAATCTCCACGCCGCTTTCCGAGTGCGTCCAATACCTCTGTCCCTTTAACGCCGATATCATACCTTTCAGCCAACGACCCGAGATTTGCGCGAGCTTCAGTCCCATGAAGGGCACGGGCAATACACAAAGTATCGGTATACATCCGAGGACAAATATCAAAACGCCAATTAAGAATGGCACCATCAAACATAGTATTATGGCAAAGTAACATAGCTTCGCCCCAGTTGAAGGTTTTGAGGTACTTTTTAATCTGTTCATACGTTCCACTTGCCCACTCCGTCTCTCCGTTGTTTACTCTTACAGCCACGCCGATCACCTCAAAACGAGGATCACGGACGTAGGCTTCTGTTGTCATCTTACGCAGGGAGTAATCCTTGTCGTAATACGTTTCAAAGTCTAAGGTTATGAGGTCCATTACTTACTCACAAGCTCACCGCCACAAGCTAGATAACCTGCACCATCAATGAAGTTATCCATATGCTTTGGGTTGGATTTGATACGCGCTACCTTTAGCAGGGTCATCATCACCGCAACATCGTGGGCGTCAATGTGCTGCTCTAGGTGCAACGACCAATAGTCAGCGATCATGTTAAAGTTATTTTCCATGTCACCATGGTCAGCCGCACGGTCCTTAGTCACATACTCTTTGGCTGTGTCTAAGATATCACCACGTGAGTATGAACGTGACGGTGTAACCGGATTTAAATCCGCATTAGAATCCGTTTTTGTTATACCGTGCTTAGTCATTTCATACGCGGCGTCCCTCACGTCCTTCGGTGTGCCGATCTTCTGCATCAGTTTGTACACGTACCCGTAGGACGTCTTGGTAGCCTTGGCTATTTCGCTTACCGTGGCATCACGGTTTCTAATTTTGTAAGCCCAGATTTTATCTGATTTTGTTTTCTTCGCCATGTCGTTCTCCTATCTCGGTAATTGGAACCGTCTTTTTATTTTTCTTACAGTGCTAGGACTTACCGCCATTATTTCTGAGATAGCGACTAACGTCATACCTCGAACCATCATGCGGTTAACCATCTCTGCGTCTTTGTTTAATGGTAGTTTGTTTGCAACCTCCTCTACCTGCTTGGGTCTACCACCCATTACTCCACCTGCTTTGCCTTTGTTGCCATTCGCAACGCAGCGGTTTTGTCGCTCTAGGTTCGGGTTAGCTTGTTTATCCTTTACAAGTAGGTCTACCCAACATTTGCGATATAGTTCTTCGTATTTTACGCGCTTAAACTCGTTCATATGTTTTTACCCGCACGTCTTAGGTTCTTCACAAACCTATCTAGTTCCTCACGTGCAACCCATAGGTCTTGCTTTGCGTTGGGATGCGCGTCTCTGCGGTGTTCTACCTCCTGTAGAGTATCCACCTGCCGCCGCAGGTATTTCAATTCGCTCTCTTGAAACGGGTTTAATCCCCCATTTTCCATGCTACTCCTCCTCAGTTGTTAGGTGCCCCACGCAGCAACGCAGGGACTAACCGTCTCGTGGTTTCTCCGATATGGTCACAAAGAAGAGTGTCTCGGGTGGAGTTATCTTTGCCCATACTGCTGTGGATATTTGACTATGACGCACGGCCTCTCACAGCTTGGCCTTAGTGTTGTTATTGTTTGGGTACAGCCCAACACGATAAATTAATGAAGACAGAGTGCATATTTTCTTCGTTCACTATCAGGCTTAAACCATCTGCGGCCTTGATCTCCGCGAGGTTCTTTTCTTGCAGAGGTGTGGCTACGTTCTTGCCAGCTTTGCACTCGAACCCAAAGAAGAACCCTTTGTAACACCCTACTATGTCAGGCACACCGCTCTTGCCGTAGCCACCAGTGGCAGGGTAGAAATAATACGCGCCTAATTCTTTCAGTTGTTTAGTGACAACTTTCTTAACTTTTGCCTCGGGGGTCATAGTAATCTCCATCGATACCAGTTGTGGGGGTGGCACTACACCACCCCGTTAAGTTTCGGGCAGATGCCCGAATTTATCCGTACACCCAATATAGGTAAGGACTTAGCTTGCTGCCTACACCTTCCACATCACTTAATGGTGGCGGTACTTCCAACATAGACAATACAGCCAGCTTAGATTGTATCCACATGGGTAGCTCGTCCACAGAAGCATAAGTACCGTCAACACTCCTGTCAAGTGGGTACATACCAAAGCATTCCACATGGACAGTTTTATTGCCCTTTGCTAGAATTACGCGGTATGTACTATCATCCGTTTCACTCACGTTGTAACATCTTCTGCATAGAGGTAAAACATGTTCTCGCTAACCTTGTAGCCCACGTCTTCTACGAACTCCTCGTTCTCGCACATAGACATGACCGCGACCTTACCCATAAGTTCTTCGGGTAGCTCCTTGGCAAGCCACGTTCGCTGCTGCTCTGTGTCTGTGTCGAACCTGTAACTCGTTATGTCCTTTATACGAATAGTATCCACACGTTGTTCTCCGTAGTCCATCGTGTACGCACGTACGAAATCCATAGGCACAATATCGTTGTCTTGGAACCTAGCGAAGGTTTTCTTTGCATCAAGCATGGCTTCGACGTATCCACCCAACTCAGCGTCCATGAATTTATGTCCACTCTGCACCATGTAACCTAGCTCACGTATGAGTGCTTGCGCGGGTTTGTCGTTGTACCCGTCCGCTTTTACACCAACGGCCACTTTGCACGCAGAATACGCTGACCCTGCGGCTGATGCTACTTTCCTAACCGCTTCTTTCACTGGACGAAACAACGCTTCACCAGTCTCGGTTGTAGAGTATCGACGCAGGTACGTCTTGGCATGTTTTAGGGCCACGTCCATTCGCAGAGCTACACGCATGTAATGCTGCTCGTTCATGTCGTTGTATTTCATGTTGCGTATACCTCGTGCATACACGGCGTACTTGTTATCCGTTGCGGCTCGGCTGGTCTGGAAGTCCCCATAACCTACCCACCCCATCGCCATGTCTTCGCCTTCCATGTAGACCCACGCGCTGTTCGCGGTTCTCATAACTGTTTTAACCCCACGCATCGAACGTTCTATAGCAAGGCAGAAGTCTTTTGTTTCACCTGTGGTTCGCTGTCCGTTGAGTTGGTGTTGTGCGTTAGCATCTGCTAGAAGTGCAGGTACTCTTTGATGATGATATCCCATAGTAATCTCCAGTTGTGTTCGGGCACCTGCCCGAAAGTTAAAAGTTGTTAGGTCTTATCTTCGGTCGTAGGCTGATCTCTACAGCCGTTGGTTGGGTATACGAGTAGAAGATATGTTGTCCTACTCGCGCAACCCTGTAAAGTCCCTTGCGCCATATCGGTTTGACCCGTGTCGCATGGAAGTGATCTACCCCGCTACGTGGTAACATGTCAGGGTCTTGTAGTATCTCAGCCGCCAGAGTTTGTGACGTCCCCCATGCTACCTTGTCTTTAGGCTTCGGTGCTTCCCCCTTCCTAACGAAAGAGAATTGACGGTGTTGCGTGACAACACCACACATATCAGAGGGCCACCTATCTGACGCCATACGGTTGACGATCACCTTGGCAACCATGAGTTGTCCAATTCTAGGCTCTCCTCGTGCTTCGTGATACAGAGCGAGAGCAAGGCACGTTGCGGCAATCATTTGTCTTCAGCTTTGTTTAAAGACTGTTTAAGCGCCTCGCCCTTGAGCGGATAACGCCCAGTGACTTTATAGAATACTTCGTCGAGCATTTTCTCGTCCTCAAGTTTCTCCTGCGCGTCCATGAATAAGTTTTTAACTTTACCCAACGGTATCTCCTTCCATTTTGCCATTACATTTCCCTCGACTTGATGTGTACAGTTGTGCCCACGTCGGGCTTTTTGCTGTCGTTGTCCAAGATGCACCACAGTACAGGCGTATTCCATGTGCCCCATCCGCGATACAGATCACCATCTGTTAAGACGATACACGCTTGCGGCTTGATGCCATGTTCCTGCATGTACTCAGGCACACACTCGACACACGTGCCACCGCCACCTGCTGGCTTGGTTGACTTCACTAGATCATCTAGCTCGTCCAGCTTGTAGGCTTCGTCACGACAGACCTTAGTGTCCCAGTACAACACGCGCACCTTGTTAGGTTTTACCGTGTCACACACAGACTTGACCTCGGCCAAGAACGCAGACAACGCAGTACCACCGATAGAACCAGACGTGTCAATCGCCACCACCAACTCATCGACTTGTTCGCTGATACCAGATGGCATGTAGATACCCGCACCTATGTAGCGTCTGTTAGGACGTTTCCACGTAGAGTAGTCGTTACCTGCACAGGTCGTATGCACAAACTCGCGCAGTGTTTCACGC